AAGCACTTATAGACGCACCTGTTGAAGTTAAAGAATCATTTGAAGAAGAAATAAATGTTTTTGCTGGAGTGTTTGATACTTATATTGCTGTTGGTTCAGTAGTTGACACTGGTGATCGTAGGTCTTTGATTGCAGCAGCGGCAGCAGTTGCTACTGTTGCCGCAAACGCTGTAGCTGGTGGTGCTGGTTCAAATGGTTCTGGGGGGAATTCTGGTGGGGGAAGTCCTAGCGGAGATTCTAATCGTGCTGCAAGAAAAGAAGAAGAGCAAGAAATGGCTGGAGAAATATCTGGCGGAGAAGATGATGATACAGATTATGCTAAAAATAGCATTTTCAAGTATTATATTGAGGAGGGTATAGAGATGAAAAAATTTGATTGGTTGGGGTTTGCTAAAAAACTTTGGGATATAACTGCTGGTCTGGCTTTTACAATTGCCGGAAGCGTTGTTGTTTATTACACACTTTCTGGTATGACGCAAAAGATTGCTTTATTTTCTACGATAACTGCTTGTGTAATCCATTATCTACACCAAATATTCAAAAACGATACTGACTAATTTACCTTTAATGTCTGGTGTTGTATAATGATAGTCGGCACCAATGGGTGTTAGGAGGATGATCAATGTCTAGTTTATTGAATGAGAATAATAAGAAAATGTTAGCGTCTTATGCACGGTCTTGTGTTGGAGCAGGTCTTGCAGTTTATATGACAGGAAACACAAGTCCAAAAGATATCGCAACGGCAGCATTTGCTGGTTTAGTTCCAGTAATTATGCGATGGCTGAATCCAAACGATCCAGCTTTTGGTCGCGGTAAATAATTTAAATTAAGGAGTCTACATGAATAAAAAAGTTGAATGGGATATTATTGTTCCGGTTAAATTACCAATTAGTTTAAAAAATGTAGAACCTGGCAAACTCCACCCATCGCTACTCCGTGATATTCCGCAGGGAGGTAAGTTACATTACCTTGCTGCTGATGCATGGAATGCGATGGTGGATGCTGCTAAAAAAGATGGTGTTGAATTGAAGCCGACTAGTTCGGGAGATACTTATAGAAGTTATGACGCTCAGAAAGCTGGGTTTCTGCAAAGATATCAACTACAACCAATTCCTGGTCAGAGTACAAAGACTTTTGAAGGTAAGACTTGGTATCTTAAAAAAGGTATGGCTATGCTGGCTACACCAGGCAAGAGTCAACATAATTTGGGCTTGGCTGTAGATATTCATACTGCTGGAGAGCCAAAGCGTTTGAAATGGCTTGTCGCTAATGTTTTAAAATTTGGATTTAGTTGGGAAGTGGTTCCGAGCGAACCATGGCATATTCGCTATACAGAGGGTGATGCAGTTCCTCAAGCTGTTAAAGATTGGCTTGCTCTTAACCCCAAACCAGCAGGTATGTTTGGCACACCAGCAGATCAGAAAGCTGCTGCTGAAACTGTTGTTGCTAAAGCACAAGAATCAAAAAAAATAGATACATCTATTGCAAATGGCAAACCAAAAATTATTAAAGATTATAAAGGCAAAGCCGTAAAAGAAGCGCAAGATTTACTTACTAAGCATGGTTTTCAATGCCGCCCTGATGGTGATTTTGGTCCAAAAACTCAAGAAGTTGTTAAGCAATTTCAAAAATCAAAATCTATTCCTATCACTGGAGAAGTTGACGAATTAACATGGGCGGCTTTGCTCTCTTAGATAATTTGATATAAAATTACATAGGAGAAATTATGGCTGCAGAACGAAATATTGAAATCTATCAAGGCGACACTTACGCTCATCAGCTATCTCTAAAAGATAGCGCTAATGCTGTTATAAATATTTCAACAAGAACTTATGCTGGTCAAATTAGAAAAAAAAGATCTTCTAATACTGTTACAGCAACATTTACTACTCAAATAACAGATGGAGCTAATGGGGTTGTTGCGTTTAGTCTAGCACCAAATATTACTTCAAATATAGCTTCTGGCACTTATGTCTATGATTTTCAAGAAACTAATGGAGCTGCTGTTACAACCCTTTTAACAGGGAATGTTATTGTAATAGCCGAAGTAACAAGGTAATGGCTGATTTAACTACAGTTCAGATTTACGCAAACAATATCTCTAATGTTTCTCAAGTTACAAGCACTACTGTTTTGAGTCAAAGTAGTGGTACAATTAATTTAGCAAGTATAAGTCTAGCTACAACTGTTACTGATATTGCAAGAACTGGGGTAGTTGGGGTAAGCGCTTTAGCGGCTAGGGCAGATCATGTTCATAGCGCAGCTGATTTATTGGTGGATGGGGGAAATTACTAATGGCAAATACACTAAGGATTAAAAGAAGGTCATCAGCTGGATCAGCTGGCGCACCAACAAGTCTAGAAAATGCAGAATTAGCTTTTAACGAAGCGGATAATATTCTTTATTACGGGACAGGCACTGGTGGCGCTGGGGGCTCGGCAACTTCTGTTATTGCCATTGCTGGTTATGGTGCTTACCTTACTCTTGGAACCTCCCAAACGGTTACTGGGGATAAAACATTTTCTGGAACTGTTTCTGTCGCAACGCCATCAGCTAACGCACACGCAGCAACTAAACTTTATGTTGATAGTGCTGTATCTAATGCTACAACAACATTCACCCTTGCTGGCGATGGTGGTACGAGTCAGACAATTACATCTGGTGACACCCTGACAATTTCAGGCGGTACAGGTCTTACAGCAACTGCTGGGGCAACCGATACAATTACCATTAACCTTGACAATACCGCCGTTACAGCTGCTACATATGGTAACGCATCTGCTGTTGGCTCATTCACGGTTGATGCGCAAGGTCGCTTGTCTAATGCTGTGTCTACATCAATCTCAATTGCATCAAGTGCAATTACTGACTTTACTGAAGCAGCACAAGATGCTGTAGGAAATGCAGTTGGCACAGGTCTTACCTACACTGACTCAACAGGCGCAATTTCAGTAACAGCAAATACTTACGATGCTTACGGCTCAGCTTCAACAGTCGCAGGAAACCTCACAACTCACGGAAATTTAACAGAAGCACATGGTGCAACAGGTGCAGTAGTTGGAACTACAAATGTTCAGACACTTACAAACAAGACTCTTACTACGCCAACCATCAACGGACCAGAAATCACGGCTACTGGTGGGACTCCAAGAATTCATGGTATCTATCTTCCAGATGCACATTTTATTACATTTGAAGGCGCAACGTCTAATGAGTTTGAGACAGTCCTTGCAGTTACTGACCCGACAGCCGACAGAACCGTAAGTCTTCCAGACGCAACTGGTACTGTAGCGCTTACTAATAATAAACTTTCGGATTTTGCAGCTACTTCATCATCAGAACTTGCTGGAATTATTTCGGATGAAACTGGCACTGGTGCTCTAGTATTTGCTAATACACCAACACTCGTAACACCAAACATTGGTGCTGCTACTGGTACATCACTTGTTCTTTCAGGTGACTTAACAGTTAACGGTACAACAACGACTATTAACTCAACAGAAATCACAATTGATGACAAGAATCTTACTCTTGGTTCAGTCGCAAGCCCAACAGATGCTGGCGCAGATGGCGGCGGTATTACTCTTAAGGGTGCAACAGACAAAACTCTTAACTGGGTTGATACAACAGATGCTTGGACTTCATCAGAGCATTTCAATTTGCTTAACGGAAAAGTTTTTAAAATAAACGGCACAACTGTATTAAGCGGAACAAACTTAGATAATGTTACTGTAGACGGTGGTACTTTTTAGTTAGGAGAGCCAATGGCTAATGTAATTAAAATTAAAAATTCTGGAACGACAACGCATGCTCCAGCGTCTTTGGAACATGGGGAAATTGCCATTAACTATGCTGATGGTATTTTATTTTACAAAGATGCTAGTAATACAATTGTTTCTTTTAACATATCAGAGGCGATAGGAAATGCGAATCTTGATACTGATGTTGCTGATTTAGAAGTATCAGTTGCTATGCAAACCTTCTAGGGGTTGGAACAGCTTTTCTGTTATAATTGAATATTATGGATGATGTAAAAATAAACACAAGTAAGACATTAACTCTTACTTTACCAAGCGACCCTACATCCAATACTGTATCAACGAGTCTTTATCATGAATTTGGTTCATTAGTAAGTGGACCAACTAATGCGACAAGAACAGGCACAGGTGTTTACACAATCACTTATGGTCAGCAAGCTTCTGGTATTTATATTTTAAATTCAGCCGGGAAGTACCGAGCGGATTTTACATACACCGTAAGCGGAACATCATATACGCAATCTCAATACATAAATGTTTACACTCCGTATATTGATAGTGATACATTTTTTGAAGACCATCCAGAACTAGAAACAGATTGGTCAGATAAATTTGATAAAATGGAAAAGAAAGTAAGAAATATTATTAATACTTTTTGTGGTCAATCTTTTGATTATTTTCCAAATAAATATATAGAAATTCAAGGTTCTGGTAAAAAAGTAATTCATCTCCCTATCCCAATTTCTACTTTGAGAAAAGTAACAGTCAATGTTGGGGATTCAGACCAGGCTGTTGTGCATGATTACACTGATGCAACTTTAAATAATATTGAAAAAACTAAAGAGCCTCATAATTTTGGTAGCACATATTATCTACAATATAAGAAATCATTATTAGATAGCATCCAGACTCTTATTGTAACTGCCAAGTTTGATGCTGAAGATGATTATAAAATTGAAGGTGATTTTGGCTGGCAATTTGTTCCAAATAATATTGAGCAAGCCGCTGACCTACTTTTAGAAGATATGATGAACGATGATTCTGAATACAGAAGGCATGGAATTTATCGTGTTGACATGGACACTATTGAATACGAAACTAAGAAAGATGTGTCATTCTACGAATCCACCGGAAATATTGATGCCGATGTTTTATTGATGGACTATACATTGTTTGTAATGGACTATGTGGTTTAAATGTCTAACGGAACTTTTTTAAAACTTCCGCATGAGATTGATGTTTATACAAAAACAACAACTGTAAATGCAGCAGGGCAAAGGGCGACAACATACGCTTTAGCTGGGACAATTAAAGCCTTATATCAGGCGATGTCTTCGGAAAGAAGAACATACCCATATACGGACAATATTGATGAAATAGAATTTTATATTTCTTACAAAGATGCAGCTTATGCTTCGTATAGCAATCGGATCAGAAATGTGGTTGATAAGTATGGCAATGTTATTGAAGTTGGACCTGTGGAGATTGTAAATATCCATAAACAAATTGGATTTAATGGTAAAGTCAGACAAGTCCTTTTGACTTGCAGGAAGGTTGTAGAGAATGCTTAAAATTTCAATTAATAAAACAGCGAGCGCTCAAATGGAATACGCCGCTCTTAATACACAAATTTTACCATTAAGATTACAGGCTGCTCAAATGAGAGCGATAAATGCTGCTGAAGAAAAGTTGAAAAATAGACTTCCTGAGGTATCAAGAGCGGCTAGGTATTTAGAAGTAAAAGCTATGCAGTTTGGCCCTGTTGGAGCTAAACTGGTAATCTCTCCGGCTAAGAGTTCTAAATCAGGAAAGAATGGAAGAAATGTTCAGATTGCTTCATCAATAGTTTTAACCGGCAAAAAAGGCGGCGGATATATTTATCCTAAGAAAAAAGATGCTATGAAATTACGTTCAGAAAGTATCGCTGAAGGTTATGGCCAATTCTATAAGCGTGTTAAGAAAGCTAGAATTAAAAGTAAGAGACCAGAGGTTAGAGAACTTGCTAGACAAGTAGTTGTTGATTTAATTAGTCAATCACTGACAAAAGAAGGATTCGGGAAGAGAGGTGGGGTTTCAAGACCATCTACTGATATCCCAAGAGGGTAATCATGCCAATAAGTGTCTACGATGTAAATACATTTTTAAAAGCCGATGCTACATTAACAAGCATTGCTGGAAAAGTGATGAACTTTTTCCCAGTAGTTGGTTATGGTTCAGAAGCCGCTCCGTTTGTGGTATATTACTACGAGCCAGGTACTCCTTCAATTGAATCTTATTGGATAAGAAGAGATGCTATTAGGTATTCAATTTATGATTCAGATGTCGCTCGCTTGTTCAGTATATCTGAAAGATTTATTGCGCTGCTTGGGCAATCAGATGAGGTTCAAGGTACAATCCCTAGTTCTAATGTCAGGATTTTAAATTCATTTTTATATTCTACAAATCTAACCGAGCCTATAGAAAAAGAGGGTTGGTATTTAATGGATATGGATTTTTATCTAATATCAGTAAGCCTTTGATGAATTTGTGGTAGAATAAATATATATGAAGTATAATGTAATTAC